AACACAGCAGAAAATAGTATTTCTTCTTATTCTGTGTGGTGTAGGTAACTGGTTAAGCATAAAATGTTTTCCTTGCCATGACTTTGGCTTATACCATTTCCCTTTGCAATTATCAATTAGCCAGTTACTAATACTTGTTCCAGCATTCTTTGGAATGTGGATGAATATTGAATCATCTGTGAGTATAGTCATTTCTTTTTCTTTCTCACTGGTCCTAGCGGCTTAAGTTTTTTTATAGGTTTCAGTGGTTTTGGTTTTATTCCCATTTTTTCTAAATGTTTTTCTGTCCAGATTTGAAATTGCCAGCCTCTGTCTTTAGCAAATTCACTTGCAGCCTTCCACTTATTTTGATTTTTCACGTATTCTAAACCTTCAGAAAGGTATGCTTTTGTTTTTCTTCCGGGGTAAACAGGAGGTTTTGTTTGTTTTTCAGGTTTCACTTCAACCAGCACAGTTGTGTTGTTAGTGTATGTTATTTTTAAATCCATAAAATATCGGTGATATCTCTTATCAACGTCGTATAAGTATGGTATAACTATTTCTTCTGAGCTCCATGTCTTAATGTTAGGATTTTCATCACACCACTTAAAACACCATTTTTCCCACATAGATCGATAGACTACATTAGAGCTGTCTCCTCTATATTTCTTCTTATTTTTAACTGTGTATCTTCCTTTATAACTCATAGGATCCATATAAATACTGATAAGATTTTTCTATTTATTGGAAGTTTACATGGCTGAATTACAATTTCCTATCTCAGGACAAGACAAATACAAGGGTCGAATTAGATTTGACGTATGGAGAACCATTCCTCCCACAATAACTCAAAGAGCTCAAAGAGCTGTAAATGATGCAATATCCAGCGCTGATGCAGCGTTAGGTGGAGGAACACCTATTATAAGCTCAAATGATCCAAATGATCCACGTGGTCCTAATCAAATTCCATCTTTAGATGATCCAAATGTGGGTATTGGCTCAGGGGCATTTGTTGGCAAATCACAAGAAATAAGAACTGGTAATATGTGTAGCATCTACATGCCACAGTCAATACAAATTCAAGATGGTGTTCAAATTGAAAACGTAGATTTAGGAGTGTTTGGATCTACACTTGAAGCAGGATTGAAAGCAGGCACCGCACCTTTAGAAGCATTAGTTAATTCAGCCGGAGCTACGTTTAGTTCAATTGCAGATTTTTTTAGAGGTAATTTAACACAAGATGCAGCTAGAGCAGCTGCTGCAAGGCTTTCGGGGATGGTCAGTGATGGTGCTATTAGTGGAGCAGTTAGATCAGCACTTCAAACTACACCAGCACCAAACACTAGAGCAATTTTTAAAGCTGTAAACATTAGAGAATTTTCTTTTCAATTCACTATGATTCCAAAGACTCAAAGAGAAGCTCAGGAAATTGTCAACATTATTAAATTTTTTAGGACTGAGTTATATCCTGAAACAATTAAAGCTGGAAATATTCCTGTAGCATATAAGTTTCCAAATAAGTTTGCCATATCAATTGAGTACGATGGTAAGTTAGTGGCAACTCAAATATTAAAATCATATTTACGTAATTTTCAAACTAACTATAATCCTTCTTCAATGGCATTTTTTGAAGATGGAAATTTCCAAGAGATTCAGATCGCGATGAGTTTCGTAGAATCCAGAACATTGGACAAAGACGATATTGCTGGAGGTTTCTAATGGCTTATTTTCGAAATTTTCCTATCACTAATTATCAATTCGGTGATTCAAAAAATATTACTGCTATTCAAGATCTCACCGCATATATTGATATAATTGATAGAGTAAGAGACGATGCTGCATTTTACCAAATGTACACAATCCTTCCAAAAGAAAGACCTGATTGGCTATCTTTCAAGCTTTATGGTGACACTAGATTCCATTGGACATTTTATTTACTAAATGATAAAGTCCGCCGTCAAGGCTGGCCTTTAGATTATAATCAAGTAGTAGAAAAGGCAAAGAAAGATTATCCTAACGAAACATTTACATTTGATGAGTTAATGCATGATCAATTTCTTGTAGGCACTACATTTGAAGGATTAACAAGCGGAGCAACTGGAAAGATTCTAAGAAGAAATCTAGACTTAGGACAAATTACATATGAAAGAACGAGTAGTTCTAGCTTTACAAGCGGTGGAGAGGTAGTCGTTCAAAAAGATACGTTTGGCAATGTCACGAATAGTGGAAATGGTACATCATTTGTAAAAGAATATCTTGCAGCTCATCATTATGAAAATGCTGATAAAGAAACAGTAGACATTGATCCATTAATTGGACCAGGTGTTCTTTTAACAGAAATTACATACTTGGACAGATATGAACGAGCTAATGACGAGCTAAAAGAAATTAAAGTACTTAGACCAAATGTAATTAATGATATTGACCAAGCATTCCAAGAAGCATTAACAGGTACTGATGGATGAGCGAAGCAACACCCTTTGATTTTGAAATCGTTAGTGCTGTTGTGTCTGCAAACAGAATGTCTTTTGTAGTAGACTTAGCACGTGTCATTTCAGAAATTAATATATTTGAACATGTCGATAAACCATTCTTAACTGGAAACATTTTGTTCAATGACAATGCCGGTCTCTATAATGAGGTAAACTGGCAAGGAACAGAAACACTTTCACTTACTATCCGCACTGATCAATCTGGTGATTTTACTATCAATCGTAATTTTCGAATTACGAATGTCAAGCAATCAATAAAATCTAATGATAATAACGAAACGTTCTTGATGGAATTTATTGATGAGTATGCTTGGTTATCATCAACTATCAATGTTAATAAAGCATATCAAGGTAAGTGTAAAGATATAATTACCGGCATTGTAACCGATACCCTTGGCATAGAAGTTATGAGTCAAAATAAACCTGATGCGTACAAAGACATGCGAGTCTTAGTTCCTAATATGTCTCCACTTCAAGCAGCAATGTGGATAAAGGATAGAGCACGTGATGTATACGGATCTCCATATTTTCTTTATGCATCGATTGCTGATGAAAGATTACGATATATTGACTTAGAAACAATTCTTTCTCTTGGACCACTTAATAAAGGTCGAGACTACATATTTGCTCAACCATTTGGTTCACAAAGTCCAAAAATGGATTTCGAAGATCAGTGCTTTATTATACAAACTTATAGACAACCTGAATCCGAGAACCTACTTAGGTTATCAAATCAAGGGTATGTTGGTGCTGAATGGGAATTTGTAGATCCTATCAAAGCTAATTCATATAAAATTAAGCATGATATTCAAAAATCATTTAGCAGTATGGTGACAAGAGGCGTATTTCCATCAACACAAAACGTACCAGTATATGATAATTCCTCAGGCTTACATACCTCAACTGCTAGACATATAACACAACTTGCTGGTAGTCGGACATATATTGGAGCAAATAATATTTATGAAGCTGAAAACAGCATGGAGCACCAAGAAAAAGTTACATCAAAAGCGTTAAGAAATTTTCTCTTAAAAAGTCCAGTAGACATAAACGTACCAGGCAAAAATTTCTTCTTAAGAAGAAAAAATATGACAATTGGTAACACAATAAATGTGATGTTTCAAATTAATGATGATACTGATGGTGGAAATGTTGTAGACTATAAGAGATCAGGTCAATACATGGTGTATTCAGCAAGACATGTGTTCACGGCAAATAGATACACTGTAAACTTAACTTGTGCTAAACTAGCCACAGGTTCTAAACGTGGAGTATAACTATGAGTTTGTTGGATGATAGAATTCCTAAAATTATAGAAAATCACCACTATGGTGATGAAACAAGATGGTGGCTAGGGAAATGTATAAATAATCGAGATCCAGATAAATTAGGAAGAGTTCAAGTTAGAATTTTTGGTATACACTCCGGAAGTCAAGCCGACATGCCTACATCAGTCCTACCTTGGGCACAGTGTCTAACTCCAAGCACAGAAGGTGGAGTGTCTGGAAAAGGAAGATATTCAAAAATATTACCTGGTGCTGAAGTGTTTGGAATAATGCTTGATGGTAAAAATTCACAGTGTCCACTTGTACTTGGTACGTTACACTATAAAGAAAATGGATCAGGCCGAGTACCAAAACATTCAAATGCTGGCCGACAGGATAGAGTCTATGATCCAAGAGGTCCACATCAAATACCGGGTTACGATAGCGGTATACCAAATGGTGAAATAGATACTGCACTATCAGGTGGCACAAATGCTGAAAAGATTTTTAACTTCTTTACAGCTCAAGGATTTCAACCGAATCAAGCTGCAGCATTTGTTGGCAATTTCTATGCTGAATCGAACTTAGATCCTAAAGCTCTAAATCCTAATGACAAGGGAAAGCCTGCGTTTGGAATAGCTCAATGGAGAGGTAGTCGTTATGATGACCTAATAACATATTCTGAAGAGGTTGGATTGCCCCCTGACTCACTTACAACTCAACTTAATTTCGTTATGCATGAATTAAATACAACCGAAAGCCAAGCGCATGGTAAAATAAGAGCGAGCGGATCAGTTGGAGATGCTACGACTGTAGTAAGTAGATATTATGAAAGACCTGAATTTACATTAACAAACGGCGCATATAATAGTCCAAGCTTACCTACTCGTCAAAATGTAGCAATGGATGCATATAACAGATTTGCTTCGAATGGAGTAGCAGTTGGTGGAGGTAACTAATGAGCGTGAACGTACAAATTTCTTTACCATCACTAAATGAAGTTCTTGGAAATATTCCAGCATTTTCACAGTTACAAAAAGTAGAAAGTGAAATACAGAATGCTGCAAATCAATTTAGCTCAGCACTACAACGAGGAATGGTCTTAGGTAGGTCAAGAACTACTATCAATGGGCTAGAATCTCTTACTTCAAATGTAGATTTAACGAACACAGGCCTAGGCATTAACGTCGCAGCCGAGTTCAATTTTGGAGTAGTGCGTATTAGAGCATCAATGCCAGGATTCTCAAATATTCTAATCAATACACAAAATTTTTCTGCTGATTTGAGATTAGTCACTGGAAGAACAACTTTTCCAACATCATTTGAACCAAATGAAATCGTTATTGCAAGCACTTCAAGAGCAATCAAATCGAATGTTCACAACATTACAGGCAAAACGCCTAACTATGACAAAATCGTTGCAGATACCATAGATCCACAATACAGTTCATCTGCAGCAGCTGCATACAATGCAGTTAACACTACAACAGGTGCATTAACTGAAATCGTAAATTCGGTTTCATCATCTGTGAGTGGCTTATCATCAACCATTTCGACTTCGCTTGGTGATGTATCCGTTACATATGGTAAGCTCGATAATGCTGCATTACAAGTCGATAACTATATCGAAAGAGAAATCCGTTCATTGACAAGCAATACAATACCAGAAGAAGATGTTAGATTCGCTACACAAGCAATTGCAGATGGTCGGCCAGAAGTTGCAGTTCAGATTATGCAGCCGTACTCTACAGTTGACTTTGCAAAGCTAGAAGAAGACGTTCATGCTGTGCCATCATCTCCAACAAGTCAAATCGGTACTCCATCTGGTACACAAACGACTGTATTAGGTGGTGGTCTTGGTACATCAACTCACACACCAAAAGTCATTGGTGGTGAAACTGCGGGATGGCAAGGTCGGTCTACACCTTCAAACTGGTCAGGATTCAACGAAGTAAATTCAATCGAAGAATTGATTGCAGAATTTCTTCAGTGCAAAAGACCAATCACAGAGTTCGTTGTTCATTGGACAGCTCACTACCTCGATTCAGAAGGAGTGGGAGCTGCACGTGTTCACCAAGATATGATTAGTCGAACAGATATTCAGTTTGCAGGACTAGGATATCACTACATTATCAAGAGAGATGGTACAATCGAAAGAGGTCGACCGCTCGGAATTCAAGGAGCACATGCTGCTGCTGGAGGACATAATAAGCATTCAATAGGAATATCTTTCGTTGCAGGATACAATTGTACGAGTGGTACACCGAATCCGAATAAGTTCATTAGTGCAGATTCAATTACGAGTCCTCAGTTTGCGGCATTCGATGACTGGTGTAGAGCATTCTATCAAGTGTTTCCAGCTGGTCAAGGATTCGGTCATAATGACACTGATCCGAATCGAAAAGTCGATCCGGGATTCAATGTACCTGAATATTTAGAGACAAAATTTGGCAAAAGAAATGTGATCGCCGCGGCACAAGGTCCGCTTTCACCTGAACAACTGACAGCAATAGTATAGGATAAGAAAATGACAACCGAAAAAGATGACTTACAGGACAGAATTGCTGCTCAAGGACAAGGAAAAGTCAACTCAGATGGCCGTACATCAGACGCCTGGGGTGATGCAAGTGGTATATATCCTCAATATGGACCAAACGAATCAGGTGTCAATCGTGCTGCACGTGGCGAAAAAATCAATAATCTGGATGTCAAAACCACTGTTCCAAACGTAGAGCATAATATCACACAAGATGTTGCATCAATATATCCAAAGTCAGATGTCAACGAGTCAGAAACAGGACACGTCATTGAGATTAATGATACACCCGGTGGCGAAAGAATTCTCATATATCATAACACTGGTGCAGGGTTCGATATTCGTCCTGATGGTACAATCGTCATCAATTCAAAGAACAATAACGTCGAATCAACGGACGGAAACAAGTATATGGCAATCGGCGGAGATGGTAAAATCACTGTCTTTGGAAACCTCGATCTTGATGTTCGCGGAGATATGAGTGTCAAGGTTGGTGGAAATCTCAATTGGAGAGTCAATGGATCGATCGTTGGAAGCCTCGTTGGCTCAATGATTTCTCGCATATCGGGATCAGTTCGGAGAGTCATCACAAAAAATCTTCAAGATCAGGTTCTGGGTAATATCTTCAGCCTCGGTCTTGGTGGGCTTACAAGCTATGTCAAAGGCGATTACAAAGTCGTCAATCACGGTGCGATGTCACTCTTCTCAAAAACAAAAACAAGAATCTCATCAGAAGAAGAACTCGACGTTGCATCAAACAATATCAATATCGGAGCAAGAGATCTCACAGCAATCGGAGATACTGGCACAATCGGCGGACAGAACATTATTTACTATGGCTACAATGGCCATTTCCAAAAATCTCTCTATGCAGAATCGATGTCAGCAGATACCTTTCATGGAGATCTTACAGGTACAGCAACCGGAGCAGTTCGAGCAGGAACTGCATCTTTCGGCGCTTCTCATGGCGGATCCGTTACAAATACAGCTC